CCAACAGCTCAGGTCGCGGGCACACGAACGTGAGAGTCCCCGTGCTCGTCTGCATCGCCATGTTCTGCCGAGTCTTATCAACCGACATCTCCTGCAGGAAACCAGTGGCGAACAAATCCGACTCATCATCCGTCACCCTGATACGTACTGGCCTGCCAGCGAACCCACGGATCCTCGCATTCAGCCCCAGGAGCCGTGAACGCGATTGCGTGAGAATCCTGTAATCCACCGCCACCACACGCTCCCCATAGGAAATGTCAGAGGCGGGCACATCATGCGCCCCGTTCCCCCTACCCAACGGTGACAGATCAACCGTCCCGTCAGGAGAACCGAGCCAACCATCCAGCAAACGCAGAATCGTCTCATGCTCGCCGGAATCACCGAAGAAACTCATCAACGGATTCACCGAATCCAGCAACGAGTAAACACGAACAACACTCATCAGCGACCTCCCTGCAGCAACGTGTTCGTCTGACTACGAATCTTCGACACCAGAATCGACGTGTCAGTGGTGGAAGAGCCCGTCGAATACTGCTTGATCGTCAAATTCTGAACATAATTAACCGGAGCCTGAGAAGACGTTGAGTTCACCATGATTTTCTGCGGAGCAGCCTGAGTCGTATTCGCGACGGCGGTCGTCGAAACCGTGCCACCGCTCGCGAATCCGGGCAGCGAACCGTTCTCATTGAGGTAGTTCAACAACCCGAGACCAAGCTTGCTTGCCGACCGTTCGCGGATGATGAATTCTCCACGTGAGACGGCGGCAAGATTCGAATCCGAGGTGCCAGTGCCGACACCGTAGATCATGCCTCCACTCGCTTTGTGGAACAGTGCTCCGGCGGATGGTACCTTGCCTTGGCTTATCGCAGCCGACTGCTGCTGATAGCTCATCGCCTGCTGGTTCAACCGGCCGTACTGGTCGATGAGATTCGCGACCGCTCCGGCACCCACCACGGATACCGAGACCGTTGAATTGACTTGCGCTGGCACTGCCTTCATCGAGTTCACAAGCTCATCGACCTTGCCGCGAGTCAGCCCGTATTTATCCGCCAGCGCGTTCGCCTGATCGGATGACATTCCAGCCGCCTGAGCCGCCTTCACGAATCCAGCGCGGGCAGTCTCCAATGCTCCCCCGGCCTCCTCGCTGGCGGAGCTCATGTCACCAGTGGCGTTGCCCTCCTCGAGAATCTTCTGAGCCGCGTTCTGGGCCGCTGTCGCGATGCCTTGCAACCCGGATTGAGCCTCATAGGCTGCTTCCTGATGGTTGGCGAGCGCTTCACCGTTCGCGTCCAATACCACGCCGTTTTCCGTGATGGATTTCGTGGTGTTGAGTATCGACTGGTTCAGGTTGGTGAGTGCCTGGTCGCTGCTGACTGCCATTCCGGGTATTTGGAAAAGCTGTTGAATGTATTCGCTCAGCTGTGAGGCCGCTTGTTCCGCTGCCTGTCCGGCTTCGCTGGTGGCGTCGGCGTTCTCCCCGTTGGCGTCGGCGGCCTTACCGCTCGCATCCGCTGATTCCTTCAATAGGCTGTTGCGGGCTTCGTCCTGCTTCTTCGCCTCGCTGATCTGGCGTGAGTTATCGCGGACACCTTCTGACATGTCAGATAATGCGCTTATCTGGTCTTTGGTGAGCTTGATGCTCGTCTTGCCCAGTGCGTCGTAGTTCTGCGATTGGTCGAGCATCTCGCTGATGCGGTTGCTCACGTTGTCGGCGGCCTTGCCGCCCGAGGTCATCGCGTCCGTGAATTCGTCCCATGTCATTCCTAAGGCGTCGAGTGCGGTCTTCGTGCTCTCCACTTTGGAGGAGTCCATGAATTTCTGTTCGAGGATGTCTTGTGCGCTGCTGACCTTATCGGCTTCGCTTTTCGCTTCCTTCATCGCATCGGCGTAATCCTTGATGCCCTGCGTGTAGTTCTGGATGGCGTTGATATACAGGCTCGCGACCCATGCTGCGGCGGCAGCGGCCAATCCGATGAGCGCGGTCTTGCCGAGCCCCGCGGCAGCGTTCATCAGCAGCTGCTTCTTCGCCGCTCCATCCGCTGCCGAAGCGTATTGGCCGGCGTAACTGCTGATGGTGCTCCACGGATCCAGAACCTTCCCCAGCCCCTGAGCGAGCGTGCTGCTCGAGGTGGTGAGGTTTCCGAAAGCCTTATGCAAGGCAGCCACTCCACCAGCCAGAGCGGTCATCATGACAAGGCTCTGAGATATCGGAGCCGGAATCATGGAAAGAACATTGACGAAGTCAGTGAGCCCCTGCGTGAGCATCCGCAAAGGCCCTTGGCCACCCTCGCCGAGAGTGATCATGAAGGTCTCGAAGCTTCCGCCCAGCTGCTCGATGTCTCCCTTGAGGTTATCGGTGCGCGCAGCAGCCTGCTCGCTCGCGAACCCCGTATCCGAGACCTTGGCGGTCCACCCGTCGATGCCCTTCTGACCCTCGCTGTAGAGCACGTTTGCTGCTCGCACCGCGTCAGCACCGAAAATGGTGTTCATCGCGGCGTTGCGTTGGGCTTGGCTCATGCCGCTCATGGATTTCTGCAGCTGACCAGCCATAGCGCTCAATCCCACGAAATTGCCCTGGGCATCATAAGCGCTGATGCCAAGCTCGTCCATCGTCTGCTGAGACTTCTCGGTGGGAGCCGCCAACCTCTGCAGCATGGTCTTCAGACTGGTTCCTGCGTCGCTGCCGATCATGCCGGCATTAGCGAACGCAGAGAGCGCTCCCGTGGTCTGCTGCATGCTGATGCCCATGGAATTGGCCACCAGACCGGACTGGTTCAACGCCAACCCGAGATCATGCGCGGAGCCCTGTGCGTTGCCTGCGCCTGCCGCAAGAGCGTCTGCTACCATGGTGGCTTGTGATCCGCGCAGGTTGAACTGTGCCAGCGAGCTGGCCATGAGTTCTGCGGCGTCACCGACGGCCATTCCGTCCGACGCTGCGAGATCCAATGCTCCGGAGAGTCCACCGCTGAGAATGTCGGTAGTGCTCATGCCCGCCTTGCCCAGCTCGGTGATGCCGTCGGCCGCTTCTGAAGCCGAATACACGGTCTGGGCCCCAGCGTCGATGGCGGCTTCACGCAACGAGGCGATCTCGCCGTTGCTGGCGCGCGTGGCTGCCTGAACCTCGCTCATCGACTGGTCGAAATTCGCGGCGATGCCGATCGCTGCCGCGCCCAACGCTACGGCGGCACCCCCTGCGAGCGCGAGTCCGTTGGTGAGGAGCTGGCTTTTCTTACCACCCTTCTCCAACTGGATGGCGGTATCGCTGGCGCTTTTGCCGGCTTTCGCGAGGCCCGCTTGGAAACTGGCAGTATCTGCCATCAACCGGATACGTATGTTTCTGTTGCCGTCAGCCACCCTAGCCTCCTAAAAAATAAGGCTCACACCCCTAGTTGGGTATGAGCCGTGTGGTTTGAGCCCCTTGCCGTGGCGGTGGAGTGGAGCTTGAATTGAGATCGTCGAGCGCCGAGATGCGCGCGTCGGTCACGAAGCAGCGTCGGACTTCCGCGTGCACGTCGCGCTCTCTCGCGGGATCGTGACAGTAATCGATGGGAAGCCCGCACAACGGGCAGAGGGTAGCCTCGTATTTCTCGAGCGCGAGCATCCAGCTGCGTTCCAATTCATCCCATTCGGGCTCGGTCTCGTAGCCGATGATGCGCCCATGGGACCCACCCTCGCGCATCACCGTGCGTTGTGGCTCCCATCCGCGGAAGCGTTTCAGGCTGATGCCGAGCTTCCGACAGGCGCGAAGCTCCTGGACTAGGCCCGGGTCATCAGCGAGGCCCTTTGCAATATCGCTTTTGGGAGTGCCCCGTTCGCGTTCAGTTCGAGAATGACGGCATAGAGTTCGCCCAGCTGCCAATCGGTGGCGGAATCTATCAGCTCGTCGATGTTCTCATCGGTGAAATCGACCTTCTTACCGCCCAGTGTGGCGGTGACGGGAGCGGTCTTGAGCATGAGGGTGACGAGTTTGACGACATCGATCTCGGTGCCGCCGTTGACCTTGCGGCGTGACTGGATCGCGATCTGCTCGTATTCGCTTGCGGTGATCGCGGTGATGGACAGCACCAGAGTGTCAGCACCACCTGAAAGCTCCTTGCTCTTCTTGGCCAACTCCTCGCTGAGCCTGCGCTCCTCCAAACCGCTGGACTCGGATTCGAAATTCGATGACGCAGCACGCAGATCAGTGAGCCTGTCCGCCAGCTTCTGCAGTTCCATGGCCTTGGCCAGATCCAGAAGGATGGTGATCTGCTTGCTTGCGCGCTTGACCTTGAACGATGTCATGATGATTTGCCCTTTCTGAAAGCATGAATAAGTACCTTTGCTTTGTGAAGAGGAGGAAGGGCGCACAGTCAGAAAGGTAGGAAAGATTCTGTGCGCCCCGGTATCATTTAGCCTTCCGCCGTCACTGTGGCTTTGTCGATGAACCATGGTCCTGTGGCGAAGAACGGCACGGTCGAGCGGATCACGGTGTTGGATTCGGTGGCCACATGCTGCTTCTCCCCGTATTTGATGGGGATGACGGTGACCTTCTGCTCAGCCTCGTACGGCAGGTCGAAATCCTTGCCACGACGACGCACGATATAGCCGGTAGCGCCCTCGACCATCGTGTCGATGGCCTCGTTCGCGGATTCCTCAAGCTCCGTGTTCGTGTTGTCGATGACTGTTAGTGTGGCTCCGTCGACGCTCTTGGTGCCCGGCTGCGCGAAAACCTGCGTGGAGGACTCGCGCTCATCCGAAACCGTTTCCTGAGACGGTTCGAAACTGAATCCGTCCTTCGTGAGATAACGGCTGATATCGACCACATCGGCACCAGTGACCTCGGTAACCGTGGGATGCTCGGGGTTGGCGAGAGTGGGCACGAGGAGCGTACTGACCTTGCCGTCGATCGGGGTTGCGGGAATTTCTGTTCCCTTTGCCAATGCCATGATTGACTCCAATTCCTGTGCCGCCCAAAATGTTTGCAGCTCCGCTGGGCGGCACAGAAGCGGCGCACTGATTATTTGATGAATCCGCGCCGCAGTTGCCGGCATCAGCCGGTGCGGCTCCATGTGAACCTCCAACGCATGACCCTGATGGGAACGCGCTTGGAGGTGAGGTCGTCGGTGAGAGGCGCCAGATACACGCCCGAATCCGCATACGGCACCAAAGCGCCGATACTGAAACCCTCGGCGTGCGGAGTGAGCCCCGTGACGTCGGCGAGATCGGCGAAGAGAGTCACCTGATCGACCGTGTGGGCTGCGATGCGGGTTTCGAGAAAACCGTGCCCGGCTTGAGCCGACAGCGATTCGCTCGTTTCCCTGCCCTGCAGCGAGACCGTGGTGATGATCCATGGCAATGTGGCTTTGGAATCGGCTTCGTCCCTGTAGCTCGAGCACTCCTCGAGCGTGGGGACCATGCCGGCGACCGCGTCCGTGAGGTCGAGAATGGAGGCGGTCATTTCAATGCCTCCACCCCTGCTTCGGCCACGAACTTGGTGAGCATGGGCAGCTCGTCGTCGGCATGCTCGTAGAACCTGTGCGACCCACCGCCCCGTGCAGTACCGAAAAACGCGATGTTGGCGAGCTTCGACGGCTTGTCATCTCGCGGCATGATGTCCGCGGTGATTCCATCGGTGCCTGAATCCATCACGTAAGTGATGCCTATACGCCGAATACCGGCATTCGCGCTGCCTCGCACATCCTCTTGGATCGCGTTCTTGATGTTCAACGCGCCCTTGGAAACCGCAGCCGACACCAACGCGCGGGCCTTGAGGGTGTTCGCGGCCAGATTGCGCCCGTATGAGCGCAGTTCCGACGCGTCAATCATCTCCGCCATTCAAGCTCACCTCCTTCACGTTCCACCGCATCGCCGTCGCATAGGTTTTGCGCGACTCCTGCGAAACCAGCCGGAAGCGAGCGCCCAGCAGCGTGACATCATCGGAATCGGTGATGGTCACGATGTCGTTGACGCTCAAACCGGTGGTTCCAACAGGGAAATCGATGCGCATCATCGTGGAGACGACGATGGAACCCAGACTCGTGTTCTCCGCTCCGATGCCGCCATGCGACTGCATCTTGCACTTGCCCTTGTAAACCGGGTTACCAGCATTGGGGTTGTAATGCCCTGTCACTGGGTCCGTGGTGCCGCGGCCTGGATGCGTCACCGTGCAGGTGTCGGCCATGAGCGCTTCCGCGTTTGCCCGCATCTGTGGCAATGCCATGACGAGCAATGAGAGATCTGTCATCATGTCTCCTCAGTATGTGGGCGGGTAGTGAGGCAGCGGAACGTACACTGCATCCGGGGCGACGACGCTTGATTCCAGATCGGAGTGCACCGTTTTCAGGAGCAGCTCCCATTCGGAGTCCAGAAGCACGACTTCGCCCGCCGAGCGAGCGGAGTTGATGGTCTTCTGCAGGTTCGCGTCGTCGATCTGGGTCATGATGCTGCTCACGCCCTCTGGGTTGAGGGCTTTTCGTGAGACTGCGGATGATTCCACGTCGATGACGGAAGCCTTGTAGTCCTCGTCCTTGCACCATTCGTCGAATACGGGGATTCTCAGCCGGATGAGCCGTTCGGCTCGTTCCAGCCATTTCTGAATCTGCTTGTATTCAAACGATCCCTCGCTGACATCGCGCCCCAATTCGGTGGCGACGTCATCAACGGTTGCGATACTCATTGCCGCCACCTTTCACTCATTTGTCGATAGCGCCGGAATTGCCCAGCGAGGTCAGTGCCTCATCGAGTGGTGTGCGGGTGCCGTCCGCGTTCACCAGGGTGATCGCGTGCGCATCGAGGGCGTTCTCGTGACACCCGTTTTCGGTATCAATTGCCATTAGTGGTTCCCTTCGTGGCTTTCTTAGCCGGTGAAGCCTTCTTGGCTTGAGGTTCGGCTGCTGGTTCGGTTTCAGGTTCTTCGACCGCAGTCACGGGTGCATCAGGAGCCTTCGGCTCTGCAGAATCCTCGGCAATGACATAACCCTTGTGACGCTTGAAATAGGCGGGCACAGTGTCGACATTCAATGCGACTCCTCGGAAAAAGGGAACTCCGGCGACGACACCGGAGAATCCCTTATTGCCCACAGTGATGGTGTAAGTCATGGTTACTTGACCTTCACTCCGCGCAGCACAGCGGCGGCCTTGGTGGCCTTCAACGCGACGGCCACGGGGCCGAGCTCGACCTCGCCTTTCTTCACCGCTCCGGGAGTGGTGTAGTCAGGCAACCAAGTGCGCACCAATTGGCTACCAACGGTGGTGACACCGTGGAAGCCATCCAATCCGACGCGATAAGCGTAGAGATCGGTGGTTCCGTCCTCAGCGACCGGGATTACCTCATCGTTGGTGCCAGCCTTTTCACCCGCATCGATGAACATGATTCCTCCATAGACCTCGCGGTCGATGGGGCGGCCGTTCGCGCCGACGAGATCCTCGACGGGCTCGCGAGTGTACATCGAGGTGCGGCGCACTGCTGCGCGGACGCGGGCCAGCATCTTCTTGTTGCCCACGATCGCGGTGGGGGTTCCATCGAGCAATGCGAGGAACTCGTCAATCAGGTCGAGTGCCTTGAAACCACTGTCTCCGGATAGGTCGGTCCAGTCCGCTGTGGAGGTCATCTCAGTGGTGGAACCGGTCAATGCCTTGTCGAGGCCATCGAAAGCCGCCTCGTTCTCTGCGGTATCACCGTTGATGACGGCATCCTGGAACGCTGCGGTGGAGGCCTTGATCTTCTGCTGAAGATTGAAGGTGACCGCACTTGAATTGGCGGGGCCGACACCGGCGATGACGCGATCCACCTCGAAGCTGCCTCCAAGAACGGCAAGTTCCACCGACTTCTTCTCGGTGGTCACGTTCTGCGGGGTGTATTCGGAGTTGAGCTTGCGGAATTCCGCAGTGGGCTGGGTGACGGTGCGGCGGTACCCGTAGGTGAGGGTTGCGCCACCACCTGCTGGGTTTACCACATCGTCATAGATGAGAGAGTCCGCCAGAGCGGAGGTCTTTCGGAATTCATCGATGACTGCGGGATCGTAGTCTTCGAGAGCATTGTTCTTCGCTTCCGCGAGGGTTACTGCCATTTTGAGTGTCCTTTCAGACGTTAGTTGTTGTAGAAGTTGGAGACCGCATCACTGAGGCTTGCCGCCTTAGGCGTGCCACCGTGGGCTTGTGACTTGTCGGGCTTCGGCGTCTTGGGCTCGTCCTTGGAGACGAGCTTGAGCAGTTCGTCGGCATCGGCTTCGAGTTCCTCTTTCGTGGAGCCTTGCAGTCGTGCGGCGAGCGTCTTTGGAAGCCCTTTGTCCAAAGCGACCTCGAAGCGCAATGCCTTGGACGCGGCGGTGGAGCTGGACTCCTCGAGGGATTTGAGCTTCTCCGCCGTTTTCTCGGCGTCGGTCTTGTCCTTGTCCTCGTAGGCTTTGAGCTTCTCCGCCATCTCGGCGAGCTGGGCCTTCGTGGCCTTGTTCGCCTCGCGTTCGGCGCGGAGTGCCTTCATTCCACCCTCACCAAGCTTGTCGTCATCATCTGCGCCACCGTGCTCGTCGGGTTCGGTCGGCGGATCAGCGGGGTCCGACGAGCCACCTTCGGGAGCGGGGTTTTCGATGAATCGGAGGAATCGTAGGTAGTAGAGACGGTTTTTCATGTGATCTCCTGTGTGTTGTTTGCCAAGTCGCTTGGCTGCGCCGCTCTTCCCTCGCGGAAAAACGGAAGAATGTTTTATCGGTGGAGTATCCACCCGTACTTGTAGAGCATGTCGACGGCCTTGTCGTGGTCGTTTCCGCAAACCTTGTAGATGGATTCGGGCATCAAGCGTGGCCGGTCAACCTTGGTGTAACGGCCGCCGTTCTTCACGAACTCCTTCGCATAACCAGAGTCGATCATGCGGGATGAGGCGAAACCGCGCTTCGTGGTGCCTTCGGTGGTGTATTTGAATCTGGCGTCGTACAGCTGGGCTGCTCTCACGTCGCCTTTTTTGCGGTAGGCGTTGACGAGCTGGTTGACATCTCCGCCGTCCCGCCATGCCTGTGCGTTCGCCTGCGAGCCGAGCGTGTGGGCAAGCTGGTCATCCGATAGCGATGCGAGGTAGTCGTCAGCCGTGGAGTACGCGCCCTTCGGCACTCTGTCGCTCCATGCCGCCGTACAGTCGCAGTTGGGGTGACGTTCGAAGGGTGTTGGCCCGGATTCGACGCCTGCCAGCACAACGCACCGGCCGCAACTTGGTGGCGTGAGCACGCGCACGTATTGGGCCGTCCAGAACTCGCTTTTGGCGCTCAACGAGCTCACAACCCGCTGGGTGTCTGCCAGTGCGGTGCGTGAACGACTAACAAGCTCCTGCTCGATGAGGAGCAAAGCGGAGTCGATGGGCGCACCGCGTTCGATGACCTTCTTGCCAGCAGTGACCGCGCCCCACATGGTGTCGAGCGTGTCAAGTCCGTTGCCGTTGACGCCAACGAACTCGCGCGCGTCCACCGAGAATTCAGGGGTTATCTTTTCAGCTCCGAATCCTCGCATGATTTGAGGCGTCGCGGCAAGTGCCTCCTGTGCGGTGTCCGCCTGCGCATCGTCGAAAGCGGCGAAGATAACAGGCATGGACTCCGCATACGCTTGTGCGAAGTCACTGCTTGCGTTCTTGCGCCACTCACGCGCTATCACCAGTGCCAGCCGGTTGCTGCGCTTGCGCAGGCTCCGAGCCTGCTGAGCCGCCTTGTTGGGCACTATCTGGCCTGCCATTGTCAGTGGCATCATCCACCTGCTTCACATAGGGGTCGAACGCTTCCTTGAGCTGGGCTTTGAAGTACTCGCGTTCCTTGTCCTTGCGTGCGGGAGACCAGCCGAGCTCGTCCCAACTGCCCTCACGACTGAGGATGTTGACGCTCACGAGCTTCTGAATCGCGTCGGAGCGCTGCGAATAGGTCGGGGTGCTGGGGTCCTCCCAGTCGGTGCGCACGAGATTGGCGTTGACTTCCTTGCCTGTGGCGAACCGGTAGGCCAAAGCCATCACGGACGACCATGAGTCACCGTCGACTGAGTTCTTTAGCTCAACATTCCTCACCAAACGGTTCTCATCGGCTCGGATGGCTCCTTCTGCGGCGGGGTTGGCGGTGTTCTGCCCGAAATAGCGCATCGGGAGACCGGTGACTGCGCTGACCTGTTCGGCCATGGTGTCGATGACGGTCTTGAAGTTCTTCAGGTCGGAGGCGGTAAACTGTCCGAATTTCGCTTGAGGGTTCTTCGTCTTGAGCATCGAATTGAAATACGCCTTCAACGGGCTGACAGGTTCACCCGTCTTCGGGTCGATGATCTGGTTGTCACTGATACCGGCAGCCCATTTGCCAGGCACCGCGTGGGTCTCCATCGCTATCTGCAGATCGAGAATCGCTCTGGCAGCGACATCGGTGGGGCGCATGACATCGGTCATCTCGGATTCTCCGAGGAAGTCGCCGACGTGAGGACGGTTGAGGAATTGGACGATGGGCACGCGGTGAAGCTCATGGTCGTCGCGATCCTCGATGACCCACTTGCCGCCCTTTGCCTTTTCCAGCCACAGTGTGTAGTCGGCCCTGTAAAGGGTGAGGTATTCTGGTCGTGCCGTCAGATCCCATGGATCGTAGTAGACGCGGAGAGCGCATTCGATCTGGCGAGTGCGAGGGTCGATCTTGGCGATGAGGTTCTTCGCCGACTCGACGCGGATGAACGGGTGCTCCTTGTCATCTGGGTTCGTCGCCACAGATACGAAACCATGCCCCTGCACGCGGGTCTCCGTATGGTTGAGAACCTGCTGGGACTCCATGTTGTTGGACTCCCACAATTCCCTGAGCATCTTCGACGCTCCGTCATCGTCGGGCACGCTGAAGCTGCGCACCGACTGGCGCTGCACGATGGTGTCCACCGTGACCCTCGGCCAGTTGATAGGGAACACGAAAGGCTGCAATTGGGGCGGCACCGCGATCCCGATGCTCTGAATCCTCTGCTTGCCCTCGTAATAATTCTGCAGCTCCTTATGCGTGCGGCGCAGGCGCAGGAGCCTGTTCAGGAGACTACGCACCATGCGCGCGTCGTCGTCGGAAAGATTCTCAGGCATCCTGCCTCCTAGATTGTTTACCAGCCGACCGCGTAGACGACATCGCCGCCGCTGTTCCAGCCGAGCGCTCTCATGTCGCATGCCGCCTCATGGGCGAGAATGTCAGCCATTGAAATATCGATTTTTTGGTTCTCGGAGGGTTTGCCGAGAATGAACTTGTCACCGGGCTTGGCGACCTTGCGTGCCGCCATCATGTGGAGTTTCGCCACCGAGTCAACACTGTGCGTGGTGACCTCATCGGCAGTGTCCTGCATGAAGCGCGTGAGCGCGTCGAACATGCGGCCGATCCGGTTCGTGGGCCATTGCACAACGACATCCTCTCCGAAGCGCACGCTCCACGAGTCGATGAGCGACTCCCACAGATGCGGATCGCAATAGAAGCGCTGGACGCGATAGTGCTCGAAGAGATACGAGACGCACGCGTCAACCTCACTGCGTGGAATGCGCCCCTCCCATTCGGCGGGATTCCAATACGAAGGCCGTTGAGCAGACCCGTATTGTGGCGTCCACCGCCACCCGTCGAGCGTTTCGGCTCTGATCGCCGACCAATCACCCGACTGCGAGCCGTCGAAACCGAGGCATATCTCAGCACCGTCAGGCGGCGGCTCCTGATCTCTTTCGGTGGCGTCATAGATTGGTTCGGGCATGTAGGAGCCGAGGCCTTGCACGAGCTCGCACCCGTAGAACCTGCGTGCCTGTGTGGGATCTCGTTTCAAAAGCTCCCTCGCAGTCTTTTCGACGTTATCAATGGGAACCCATGGTGAATCGGCGTATACGAAGTTGAGGATCTTCTCGCGGTCGGCGTCGTCCGTGAAGTCCCATTCGGCTGGGTGCCTTGGGAAGTATTTCCAAATGTCATCGACCGGCGACTCGTAGGTCGCCTGACCGAAGCTCGCATCCATCGGGTCCCACGGGTTCGTGAGCTCCAGGGTGCGGCCATCCATCGCCATGCAACCACGCATCACAGTGTCCGCGACCTCGAACATGCCAGAACGCTTCGTGTACACACCGGACTCGTCCATGAGGGCGAAATTCACAGGATTACCGAGCTTCGACTTTGCTGAGGAGGTCACGGGGTCAATGCGTCCGCCGTTTGGGAGCCTGACGAATCCCTCCCTCACCTTCATCAGGTCACCGAGGCGGCCGTTGCGAATCATCGTCTGCAAGGGACGGTACACGTTCGCGGTCTGATCCTCGGCGGTCGCGAGAAGCTGAATGAGTGCAGTGCGCCGCGGCATGCCCATCGGCTCATTCGGCTCATACGCATACTCGAAACCACAGGAGCAGCCCCAGTCCTCACACCTGAACTTCTCTCCGCCCTTCGCCCACCCGCAAAAGACACACGGGCCGACAGCTTCGAAACATGCTATTCCGGCACCCCACGGCGACTTGCCGAGCTTCTGGCCTCCGACGACCTGAGCACGCCGCCAATGGAAAGCCCCAGCCTGAGCTGGACGAGACGTGTTGAACGTAGTTCCATTGTCGATGCGGTAGAACTGGCAGGCGTTCCACAACTGCCATCCCTCCATGATGAAAGGCGCATTGAGCGAGAACCCCGAGGGAACGACGCAATGCCATTGAATCCAGTCGGCGCAAAGGAATCCAAGAGTCGGATAGTCAACAATCTTGTCTTCCATGACTATCCTCTCTTGATGCGCTCCCTCGCGCTCGGCAATCGGACGATCTTCGAATCAGAAGCACGCTTATTCACACGACGTTCGGAATCGTCAACGATTGCCCAACCGTTCAGCCTCAATCCCTGCGGGGTGAGCCCGATAGTGTCGGCATAACGCTGCAGCGTGGAACGGTCGGCGGCCTTCGCGTCAGGAGACTCGCAGATCACGAACTGACGCACATACAGCGCCACCGTGTTCTGCAGGTAAGCGAACTCGGGCATATGCCAGGCGATGGCCTGCGGCAGCTTCCACAACTCCCTCCACAGCTCCGTCTCGCGATTGTTCCACCGATCCGTCAGCGACTCGTTCTTCTCCTTATGAAAACCGTCATCGTCCTTCCAGATGTCGAACACGAAATACGTGCTCAACGGGAACCGTTTGGGACGATGCTTATACCCTGCTGCACTCAACGAGAACAGCGAACGACCAAGCCTCTCCGAACGCTCGGAATTCGGGTCAAACGAAGGACCAGAACGAGCACGCGCACCACCTGACACCATGATGAATCACGTCCTCTCAAGCCCCTGGTCCTGAACTTTTGAACCCTCCGCACTTGCGAGTCACCTCTCCGGCGGTCTCGGATCCCCCCGTCGGGGATACCCCCCCAGGGGGTGTTTCGTGCGGTTTCGTTCGAAAAAATTGTTGAAAAATTTTGATACGCATGCGGTTCGTGCTCTTATGCGTGTTTATTGATTGTTTCGTGCTTGTTGCTCAGGTCCACCGCTCCCGCATCCGGGTGGAGGAGGCCTGGGCGGCTCGCTCGTTGCATGCGGCATGGCTTGGTCCGAGGTAGCCTGTGCGGTCGTCGGTGTGGTCGAGGTGCCAGGGCTGGCCGGGTGTGATGGGCTGGTGGCAGCGTGGGCAGATGGGTGTGATGCCTGCGTCTATGATCTGCTTCCATTGGTTGCGTGTGCGCTGGTGGGTGGCACCGTACCCACGGTGGGTGGTGGTGCCTCTCCTCCTGCTGGCTTCCTTCGCGTGTGATGCGCAGTAGCGTTGGCCTTGGGGTATGAGCTGTGGGCAGTTGGTCCACGCGCATCGTCTCATCGGCATAAGTCACCTTGCGATCATTGGCTTTTTGTCTTCTGCTCTGGTGCTATAGACTGCTGATGCGCCAAAGCCTGTGGATGCGCAACAGTAGTTCTCGTTGTATGGATATTCAGAAACCCCGGTCGTTATGGCCAGGGTTTTGTTCTTCAGTTATCGACACGATCGCAGGAAGGAAATCATGCTATCCGCGTGAGAGATTCCCCTTGTGGGGAAAACCTCACAATATCAAAGATAAGGTAACAGTGGACTAATGCAAGCCGTGTCGTGGTCTGAAGCTTTCGGCCAATACCAGTAGCTCTCCAAGGTTGAATTCGTACCTGCCCTTGCTCAGCTTCGTGGTCTTGGGCAGCATTCGGCGTTGC